GGGGGACTCATCATGACGTCATCACCCATGGCCCACAACTCGGGCATCTCAATTCCGAGATCTAAGCTCACTCTAGCATGGATGACTAACATCACCAACGAATTATCCACAAGCGTATTTACAGTACCGCTCTTCTGAATCCCGGGATTACGCTGCCGAAACAACAAACCACCAGAAGTTACACACACAGGATTTTTATACAAACAATTATACCTCCACTGAGCCAAATCAAACCAGCCCTGATTCATGTTCTTACACAACTCAGCACGCACCGCCAAAGCAGCTTCACACTGCCATAGCCTTACGGACTGGTCGTGAGAGCTATTATCAGTAGCTACACTCATTGGAGGCACATCCTTCCAACCGCCATTATATGGCGTCCAACCAACCTTAACTGGAGTGCGGTGGCAATTAACCACCACAAGGTCATTAAAGTCATCGAACAACATGTGGTCTATTAGTTGGTCAACTACAGAAACGGAAGAAATCAATCGCAACCTACCAGAATCGACTTTTTCCTGGGTATGAACTTCAGACTTGATAAAAAATCTGATTGGGTCACAATCCCTGGCCATCAATCTCTGCTGCACAAGGTTCCACACCGCCTGTGTCCTCCCCAAATCAGGAACGCCATCAACAACGCCAAAAAACGCGCCGTTGTTAGCGACATCCTGGTAATAAGGATAGCCAGGGGATGAATTCCAATTCAACTTCTTCACACAACGCACAAAATGTTCAAACGATAGAAAATCTTGGGGTATCTCCCAAGCACAAGGCGACATTTTATTTACAGCACGATGCACAATATTCTTAAATTTAACATTACTATCTAAATCACTAGACAAACCGAGCCTCTTTTTACACTGCACAGCCAATGACAACAATTCAGCATGATGGCCAAATTTAGGCCAACTTAACCCCTGGCTAGCTTCGACGAGAGCTGCTCTAACCTCTGGTTTCCACCTCGGGTTTTGTACAGGTTCCGTGTTTGGTACGTATTTGGGTATTCCCCATCCGAGTGGCTCATACTCACCGAGGAAGCTTTCTTGCTGTTCCAGGGTGAGCGCAACCCTAAAAAATGAGTTTTGGGTCTTACCGCCACTTCTTCTTGCTCGTCTGCCGCAAATGCTGACTCACCGACCGCACCATGCGCTTTAGCGTAATGGGCCTGTATGTCCCTGCATTTATTCAGGCACAAGTCACACGTAACCAACGGTTCTACTATCTTAACTGCCTTGGGATTTGTCAATTTTGCCAATTGTCGTTGCATTTCCTTTACAGCGTTAGTCAACTCGATCACTTGCGCGTTTGCTTTTTCAGCAGCCAATTTCACGGCGGCATCATCCACCACCTTGTCAATCGCAGTCTTTTCCGTTTCAGCCAAAGCTTCCACTTTTCTTTCTGCAATTTTAACTGTCGGGGGTCTCTGGCTCACTGGTTCGATGTCGTTTTTCGACATTAACGTCTTGACCACATTGTACATTGACTCCTCATCATACCACGGCTTGTCAGCGAATCTTCTCGTCTCCTCGCGGGCGTCCCTTTCTATCTGGGCGTCCCGCTCGGCAGCTCTCGTCAATTGCTTGTGTTTTTCTCGCCGTTCATCTTCTGAGAAATCGTCTTCCTCTGTGATCGCGCCATACTCATTGTCCAAGGTCTTTCTAAACCCTGTGACTTCCCAGTAAGCCTTACCACCGCCAAACGGCTTGATAAGCACACGCACGGTCTCCTTGTCATCCGACCATGATTCACCTGTTATTTCACTAGCCTTCGTGGCCGTAAGACCGGAAGTCGGCTTGGAAGTTACTAAAGATTCTTCATCCAAAGTCACAACAGGCTCATTTAAGCTTTTTACTCGCTCATGGATCGCCTCAATCCTCTCCAATTCAGCTTGTACACACTCGGCAGGATAGGCACGATTTTCTTCGCCCGATATCCTGGATCCGATGTGCAGCGCTAAAACGGTGTCACCGCTTAGATTTGTTATCGCAGACCCCGAAGAGCCCGGCTCAGTAGAAATCTTGTGGGAAAATTGGAAATCATCTGTCTTCTCAACTTCCCCACTAGCAGTTTTACCCAAGTACGTGATACGGCATTTAGCCGGCATGTTCTTGGCTACCTTCGCAGCGGAAACGTTCAACCTTCTGATTTGGTCACTGGTCAATCGAAAATAAATAAGGTCTGAAAACACTTTAGACAACACCCCATCAGTGCTCAAGACCACGTCGTTGTTTATATAAACTTCCTCGTAGCCTCTTACCACATGCTGCGGCACAGCCAGCCAATTGCCAATCCTGACTCCGTAACCATTCAAACGCGCACTAAGCACGCCCGGAATGTAAACCTCGACCTGCGACTTTATCCTTTGTTGGGACGCAGTAAGCACACTGCCAGGTATTATCGACTCCGGACGCCAACCTGTGACGTCATAGCCACGCAAGCGAAGATAGTTCCAC